TCATTGATCCATTACCAAAAATTGGATGGTTTCGGGGATAGTATCGTTGACGGCGAAGGCGTAGCAACGATACCGGTATGTGATCCACGCCAGGGAATAGGCGGCTATGGCGGAGGCAAGATCGGTTTCCGCCGCGTCCACCGCTCCCAGATTGGCATATTGCCATTTGACCGACAGGATGGAATAGACCGCCCGGCCCACGGCGCCCTTCCCGGCTTTGAACTCCACCAGTTCTTTTTTCTCCAGGTATTGAACGCCCAGGGGGGCCAGGCCAACAGCCGGATGACCGGTATGAACCACCGCAATGGGCCGCCACGGTTTTGGGAAGACGTAAAGAATGCCTTTTAAATTGTCAGCTTTATCGGCCAGATATTCGGTCTGGTCTTGGTTCGAGTCGGCGGAGGTGTCCCGGATCGTCACCTGATTGACGATCTCGGAATGCCTGTACGCCTCATGAGCGGTGAGGTTGTGGAGGTCGTCGGTGAGGATAAAATCCGGCGTGGCGGATGGCCATTTTGGCACGGCCACAGGGAACGCCTGGCGGGCCAGCAGGCTACCGTCCGGTTTGGATTGGAGAATACCCCCCGCCGCTTCAACGATCTTGCGGGCCACTTCCAGCGGGGCCGCCGTGACCATGGCCAGCCGGGAATCGGGAATCAGCCAATCGGGGATTTGCCAATCGATCACCGCGCCAACAGCCTCCTCCGCCGCTGTGCGGGCCTGGACGGGGGGCCATGTTTTGGTTATAGGGTTTGCTCTTGGGAATGTGAGCATGGCTCCAGGGCTTAGCAGGGTGATGGACAAAGCCACCTGGCCGAAGCTCCGGGACTTTTCTTTCCCGTCGATTATCAGGGAATATGTTATAACCCCAAGGGTTAAAAGAACCGGATCATCAACCGTCATGGCCGTGTAATCCGCCGCGTCCGCCAGCTCCACCGACCCGCTCCAGAATGGGTCGCCTTCGTCTTGTTTGATCCTTGCGGATATGATTTCGACGCGGCGGCCCTTGTGGTAAAGGATCGCCGAATCGGTGACGTTGATCGATTCGGCCAGACCCAGCCGGTACGGCATGGCGTGTTCGGCTTCGGTGACGGTGAACGCCATGAGGGTGAACCGGGCGGCGTGTTCGGCGTGAACGTCCACGGTGGAGGAGAACCGGGTGGCGTGTTCGGCCTCCACCAGGGCCAGCAGGCTGAACGCCGTGGCGTGTTCAGCCTCCACATATGAGATGAACGGCATGGCGTGTTCGGCCTCGATTAAGGTGAAAGGGAGGAGGTCGAACCGTCCGGCGTGTTCGGTCTCCACCAGGGCCAACAGGCTGAACGCCGTGGCGTGTTCAGCCTCGATCAGAAGCAGGATCGGCATGGCATGTTCGGCTTCCACCAAGGCGCCATACCGTCCGGCATGTTCGGCTTCCACGAACGCGCCATACCGCCCAGCGTGTTCGGCCATGACAAACAACCCCAAGCTGAACGGGGAGTTATGTTCGGTGTGGACAGCCGCCGTGTATGGCTCCGTGGGCGGGGTGAAATTCGCCGTCCAGGCCGCCTCCCCTTTTAGTATCCGGATTTCGTCAAGGTATGCGTTGGAGAAAGTATCGGGGCCGGTCCACCATCCAACGGACAACGCGGAATCGTCAACGAAAGCGTTGGGGTAATATTCCAGGCCCGCTTGAATTCCGTTAACGTACAAACCGACCTGGCCAGCGGAATTCCGGACAATGGCGACGTGCGTCCAGGCTCCGGAGGGGAACGAGCCGGCGGACAGGTTTACCGGATAGCCGGAACCGTCATAAACCACGAACCGCAAATCGTCATCGACAAGGTATATCCACCACATGAAAGGGCCTGTGGTTTCCTTGGAAAGGATTGGTTTGTCCCCCGTGACATTGGGGACGTAAACCCAGAAATCGAGGGTGAACATTTCGTTCGCGGCGAATGACCAATCACCCAGCGATCCGGCCACTACGGCGGAATCATCAACGCCGTCGAAGTACAGGCTGGTGGAGCCGAACTTCTTTTGGGTGGGGGAGAGGGCCGCGCCACCGTATAGCGTCAGCGTGTGGGAGGAAGGCGAAATATCGCCGGGCGCTGAATCGCCGTCCAGTGGGAGGAGGAGGGATATGGTCATGGGTTATCGCCCCCCACTGGTTGTCATGCCGGAACCGATCCGGAATCTCCCCCCCCGTCTTGTAGGGGCGGGTCTAAGACCCGCCCGCCATTTGATCGGGCAGGTTTTAAACCTGCCCCTACAATTCATTGTCACAAACGTTGATCTATCCCCCATATGGCGCGTCCGGCGGGGTGAAATTCGCCGTCCATTTGGCTCCGCGCTCCATATGGAATTCATCGATGTATAGCGGTTTGATCCCGTAAAAGTATGAGGGCGTACCTATGCTGATTTCATGGTAATGGGGGGGATATACCGGAACGGCTGGAACCGCGAACGTGAACGATGATACGCATTCCCATTCCTTGTCCATTATCCCATTGATATACAACCGGTGAACGTTTCCGGATTTGACCACAGCCACATGATACCAGGCCGAATCAGCGATGATGGTATCGCTTTCCACAGTGTGAGTAACGCCGCCCGTATCTTTATGGCTCACCGTTATTGGCGTGGTTCTGTCCCATCCCCAGCCAAGAGGAATGTCATATCGTCGCACCGCTTTCCCCAGGAGAACCCGAAGAAAATTGGGGTGTGTGTCATCGGGATATTTAAGCCAGACCTGAAACGATGACATCAACTCCTCAGCCGGGTATGGATCGCTATCCGGCTGGAATCCATTAAATAGCGAAGTGGCTTTGAACCAAAAATCAATCGTAAAATTGCCTTGATCCACGTTGAACGCCTCGTGATGCGGCCAGGCGATAAAATTCCCGCCGTCATGAGCCTTCACGCAAGAATCGAATTTGCCACCTCCGGATATAGTCGGTTTCCCCAAGGTGTTCATATCCGGCGCGAGTTCGGAATAATATCTGTTGATCTGATGTTTGTATGGCGATGAATCGACGAAATATTTATTGGTATGTCCGCCACCGCCAATATCGACGTCCGCGCCGGCCTCCGGGTTCACCGCGTCGAAATGGAGCAGGATGATGGAACCCATGCTGTAATTGTATATCCGGCGTGTCGGATCCATTTTATATGCTCCCCTGAATGTAACCAGGATACACCACTATGTTGTCCCCTTTCGGTTCCGGGTAAGTCTGAATCTTTTTCCGGTTTGGTTTGTTCCGGCAATACTGGACGTGTTTGATATACGCTTTTGATTCCTGGTAAATGCCGGGTTCTTTCACCGTCCTTGGCGTGGTGGTGGTCATCGCATAATCGGGGTAGAACCTGTACTTGCAATATGTCGATTCAAACATATCCGTCAACCAGTCGTCGTCTTTGCAATCGGGCGGCGTGACGTTCATAATCCGCCGTTCGATTAACGCCGTGGCCATATGGCCTTTGGCGAAAGCCGCCACGAAAACCGGGGGGACGGTGAGATGCGCCAACCCTTCCCCATTCGTGGCGCGGCTTTGACCCATGGGATCGATGAACGCCCGGCGGATAACCCAATCCGGCAGGCCATAATAAATCCGGTGAGCGTCGTAAGCGGCCTCATATTCCACCACAATGGCGCCATATGCCGGGTCGGTGACGCGAAACGCCCCGTCATGATAAACCGGAGTCCCCACGCCTCCGCCGTCTTTGTTGATAAATGCGGTTTCGGCCACCACGGTGATCCCGCTGGCGGCGAAACCTTTGCTTAAAGTGGCTTCCGCCGAACCGGAAAACGATAAGGTCTCCACCACCTTTTCCCTTCTGCGGCCCAGAAATTCGCGTGGTTTATCGGTGGCGGCCCCGGAAACGAAAAGCGTCGGGGTCAAACCCGATGGATACCACAAACGGATTGTGGCGGAACCCGGTTCGACGGAATCAAACGTCACCACGCCGGGAGGAACCACCCGGTACATTATTTGCGCGGCCTGCTCATGATCCCGCCCGGAGGAGCATCGTTCGATGGAGATCGATCCGGATTCCTTCGCCTCCGACATGGAGGTTTGAGCGGTGGCCTCGATGGCGCGGAGCCGGGGGTTGGGCATGGGTTTTTTCCCGTTACGCCGTCTGGAGCATAACGCCCACCCAGGGTTTGTTATCGCTGAAAGCCGCGCAAGACGCGGGGACAATCTCTTTGAACCAGAGCGGGACGGCGCAAGGATGCGTCTGGAATATGAACGTATCCCCGCTGGCCCACGTCCCACCCCAGATAGTGGACGGGATGGTGAAATATGGTTTGCTCGATTCGTTGGCGTTGGCCGGGGTAAAATCCGAGGATATGGAACCGGAACCCACAGAGCCTTCCACGTCGCCCACCACGCCGAACGCCGTGGCGGAAGTGAACGTCGCCGTCCAGGTCTGTTCCACCGTGCCGATATGGTCCACCACTACCGGATGGGTTGCGGCGTCATAGGTTCCAGCGGAGGAGGATTTGGAATAGTTATCCGCCAGGGCTTTGATATCCCCCGCCGAATAGACGCTGGCCACGAACGTACTCGAGGCGTTGTAACCGCTGACTACCCCCACCGCCAGGGTGATAGTAGCTTGGTCTCCGGAGTATGATGGAGTCCCGGAAATTGTGACGAACTCCCGGTTGCCGGAGGTGTTGAACACGCTTCCTTTGTCCGAGATCAGGATCGAATCGCCATTGCGGAAATAGTTCAGGGCCACGCCTTCCGTGTTCACCACAAGGGTGACGGCGCCTGAGGTGACTGTGGTGGCCAGGGGAGCGCCGCCGTACAGCCGTTCGGAACCGGTGAGATCGTTCTGGGTGTTCCGTTGGGCGCCGGGGAAAAAACAGACGGTGTCGTTGGCCGCCGTGGGCTGGCGGAGGTATAATTTCACCGCCTGGGCCAACAGATCGGCGTCGTTGGCGATCTTCACGAACCGTTTCCGGTATCGGGTTTTCCCGGCGGTCAATTCCGCCTGGGTGACGTTAGGGAAGTCGTTACTGGCCACGTCTGACGCGCTGACGGCGGCGGTGATCCGCCCGCCATTAGAGGTGGCGTCGCTATCCTCCTGCGGTTTTTTGAAGAGGATTTCTCCTGTCGCTATGGGCATTTAAAGTCTCCTTAAATTACGATTATTGCCATGTTATTTCGACGCCGCCAGGGCGTTTGTCATTTCGACCAAACCACTCATTTGTCATTTCGACGCCCTCCTGGCGGCGGAGAAATCTCAGCGTGTTTGCATGGATGAGATTTCTCCCCCGGATCAAATCCGGGGTCGAAATGACATGTCGTGGTCCCCTTACAAGGAGGGGATACAAGGATGGTATGTAATAAATCCATCTATGGTTCCTATACGGTTATAAGTTTCACGGCGCCGGTGTATTGCTCGGCGAACGGCCATATTGGGACAAAATCCACCACGGGTGGCGTGTGATGAGCGAACCGGACGGACTGGGTTTCCCCATCATAGGTGAAGGTGAACGTGGCCCCGGCCTGGGCCGCCATAACCACCAGCGCGTCCACCTGGGATTGAGTCAGCCACGCCACCCCATCGCGGGCTTCCAGGGTGACGGGTCGTCCGGCGGACATAGCCTGGACGAAGATGGCCAATCCCCCGGCGATGGTACGGGCCACCTGCCCCGCCACTGGGGAATGGGAATACCGATCCGCCCAGATCATCTGGTCCGGCAGAGTGAGGGAACCGAGGGAGTTTGGCATCTAGTTATTCCTTTATTACCGGCTAAATTATCAAGTTAGCGCTGAATACCAGGCTGAACGCCGCAACGCCGTTTTTATATTCGGCTCCGTTACCCGCCGCTAGCTCCATGGGCGACAATTCCGGCAAAGGTTTCCATCCCGCCACGGCGGAGATAACCTTGTTAATGATCGGGCCAGCCGCGGCCCGGGCGTCGGCCCCGCTTTTGTCGTTTCTTGCGTCCACCACGATGGTTATCCGCCAGCGTTGGCGGATCATGGACTTTCCCTCGCCCCGGCCCATGGGCTCGTATCCATCATAAATTACCGCCACGCATGGGCGTCGGCTTGCGTCGTCCACCAGGGCGCCCGCATGGGAGCCCGCGGCGGATTTGATCTCGGGAAGCGTTCCCGCCAGGCGGTCAACGATCGCCCGTTCCGCCGAGAAATATCCTTGCGTCATATACCTTTAGTATCCTATGATGTTTCCGAAATGTCCCTTACCAGGAGTATTATCAGGGGCTCCGGAGGCTCCCTCCCCGCTAGCGGCGTCCCCCCCAATCAAGCCAAGCTGGCCGGCGGCTATTTTCTCCAACACAAGCGCCGCCGCCTGATATTCGTCTTTCACCTTGTCCGCCGGTTTATCGTCATACAGGTGGTAGCGGGCGATGGAGCAGGCCAGCCGGACCAGGGCGGAGGGGACCGGGTTCAGCGGAAGCGCATACCGGGTGGCCAGGTATGAGTCGATCAACGCGCCCGCGTCATCGATGGCGGCGGCGATCACCTCCGCGTCTGGGATGGAGTCCCCATCCCGGTCGGCCAGTTTTATGATTTCGTCGGCGCCGTACCGGGCGTTGAGGTCGGAGAGGGTGATGTATGGCATTGTTGTTTATCCTTGGCGGGCGGGTCTAAGACCCGCCCCTGCAAAGCGGGGGGCGCCAGTGGATTGTAGGGGCAGCGGTGTCCCCTCCGCGAACTCCCCCCCTGGCAGAGTTACCAGGGGGGACACCGCTAGCGGAGGGGGGTTTGAAACCTGCCCGATCAAATGGCGGGCGGGTCTAAGACCCGCCCCTACAAGATGGGGAGAGAACCCCTGGATCAGGTCGTAATCGGGATCAGGCATTTGGTATCTCCTTTATCGGGCGGGTCTAAGACCCGCCCCTACAATATTTATTACCAGGCGGCGATGGCCGCGCGTTTCCAAGAATTAGTGGCGACGCAGATATAGGCGTAGCTTGCGTCCCAGACGATTTCACCGGCGTTACAGGCCGCCGTGGCGGAAGCCGGAGTCTTGGCTGTCCGTAACCGGATAGTGTCCGAGTTCACGTCCAGCGCGGCTGTGGGGGCGTTTGTTCCTATCCCGGTATACCCTTCCAGGTAGTTCTTGGCCCCAGATGTACTGGCGTAAATATCGAACTTGAGAGTTGATCCGGGAGTGGACGCTATGTACAGCCCGTACCCGTTGGTGATGGTGGATGACGCGGTCTTGATGCCCACTACATGCAAGCCGTAAGAGTTCGTCACTGTCCCGGTGGAATCCGATCCCGCGTTATACGTCCCATGCTCGAAATAACCGCCTTTGGCGTTGGCCAACGTCCCGGTGGAGGCGTGATAGCTTTGCGCTTTTATCCCCATTAAGGAGCCGGTATTTGCGGTGGTATATCCAGCGGGGACGGAGACCAATCCAAACAACGCCTGTTTATCGTATACCCCACTTCCCGAAGAAGTGTCGGACACGATCCCTTTTATGCTGGTTGTGCCGGTATAATTTCCCGTATAGGTGGTGGCATACAAGGCGAAAGTATCGGCCACGCCGGGATTAGGATAACTGATGGAGATTTTATGCGATCCGTTTACGGCTGATACGCCTACCCCCAACTGCCCTTCGATTATCATCCCGCTGGTGGGTGCGGCGGTGGTGGCGTAGGTTGCGCCAAGGCTTAACCCCCCCGCCACGGACAATTTACTGGCGGGCGAAGCCGTGCCGATTCCCGTATTCCCGGCCAGATAATTTTTCGCGCCGGTGGTGCCCGCGTAAACGTCATAAGAGAGGGTGGAACCGGGCGTGCCGGAAATGTACAGCCCATACCCGTTGGCGATGGTGGACGACGTGGTTTTTCTGCCGTAAACGTATAGGCCATAATCGTTGGTTATGGTCCCCAGGGAATCCGATCCCGCGTTGTATGTCCCGTGATCGAAATAGCCGCCGTACATGGCCGCCACCGTCCCGGCTCCGGACATCCAGGCGTAATTGATGGAAGCGGCGCCCAGGCCGGAATTAGTTACGCCCGAACCGATGGTCTCGTCTATTTTCAGGGCGGCTCCTATTAAATAGGAGGTGTGAGAGGAAACCGCCGAATCCGTGTGCGTGGATGACAGAGCCGCCCATGTGGTGTTCGGGCCGGCGGAGCTTTGAACGACGGTAAGTTTTTCGTTCGGCCTGACCGCGGTTCCCAGCGCCGCCGATCCATCAAGTTGCGAAGCGCCCGTGATGGCTAACGTGGTGAACTTGCCGGTGGATGGGGTGGTGGCTCCGATGGTTGCGCCATCGATTGCGCCGCCGGTGATGGCCACGCCGTTCCAGCCGCGAATCTGCGTGAGGGTGCATTTGTAATCCGCGGAGCCCTGGACGCAGTAATAAAGATCACCACTGGCCGGGGTGGCGATGGCGGGGAGCTGGTCCACGGATTTGTTGGCCAAGGCTGGCGAGGCGAGAAGGAGGAGGAATACCACCCCCCCCACCGCTAGAGTTCGCAGAGGGGACGCCGCGGCAAGTACGCCGCCCACGCTTATAAAGGAGGGGAGACCGGAAGCGGGGCCGTCCAGGAGAGGGGATACCACCCCTGCGGCTGTAGGGGCGGCGGTGTCCCCTCCGCGAACTCTAGCGGAGGGGGGTTTGAAACCCGCCCGCGCGATTAATTCCATTTTGGGACGGGCGGGTTTCAAACCCGCCCCTACAATATGGATCGCCCCCGATATTCTGTTATTGTATTTCAATTTTCCCTCCGTCTTGTGTGGTTAGGAATCCGCCCTCCATCAGGGCCAGCCAGGCCGGGTCGTTCTCGAACAACGGAGCGAACAACGGCGCGAATAGATCGCCGAAGAGAGGTACGAACATGCTCATGGTTTTACCCCCACCCTTCTGTCATTTCGACCCCGGATCATATCCGGGGGAGAAATCTCATCCATGCGGAATTGCGAGACCCCGGACCTGATCCGGGGTGACATACGCCCTGGCGGCGTCAAAATGACGTCCACAGTGGTGGGGGTCATATCAGCGCCCCCCAGTCCGCCGCGCCGGAAACGGAGACGCACCGCAGGGCCGTCACCGGGCCGGTGATGACCCTGGCGGTGGCCGTTGTCACCGCCCCATCAGGCCAGGCGATCCATATGGCCGTGGCCGCCTCCACCTCGGCGCGGGTGGAGAGGGTGAACTCGATCCGGGCTGACCCGCCACCGGCGGGCTTGAGGAACACCACCACGGGCCGGTAGCCGGGATCGTGAGGATAGATCGACGGAGGATAGACCGGATCCGACGTGGAGCCGGTCAGGATCGTTTCGGAAAAATGGAACCGGCCATCGGCCACGTTGTGGGTCATGTTTTTTATCACCATTGCGTCATGCCTCCCTACGCCACCGGATAGGCGGTCATACAGCTATCCGGCTCGCCCAGGCACGCCAGGGGTGAGCTTTGAAGCAGAAGCCAGCGTACCGACGGGTCCTCCTGCACCCAGCTTTTGGGGAATATCTTCCGCTCGATCGCCCTTGGGTCGAACTCCATGTCCACGATGGCGCCGTAATGGACGGTGTTCCGGGTGTTCCGTGAGCCCAACACCACGGCGTTTTTCGGGATCATCTCCGTCAGAGCCCCGGTGGCCGCGTCCTCATACCATTCGGCGTAGTGGTATATATTCATACCCTCCGCCGTCCCCACATAGGTCACTCCCTGGCCGGCGTATGGTTTCATATCCACCTGGCCCACGTTGAACCGGCGGTTATCCATTAGTTTCATCACGTTGGGGTTGAGAAGGAACGCCGCCAGGGCGTCGGTTCCCATCACCACTTCGGTGGGGCTATAGCCGCCGGCTTTCAGCGCCGCCATCCCCCATTGGCGCAAGTCGTCGAAGGGGTTGACGGCCGGCACGGTCCAGTATTCGCCGGAGGGCTTGGTCACCGTGGCGGAGGGGTCGCGCCCGAAGTCCACTTCCACGGTCCAGTCGATCCCTTCGCCATCCTTCCCCTTTGCGGTCACCTTTCCGGCCACCAGCGCCTGGGCGGCCTGGGTCTCGATGGTGCGAGCGATGGCGGTTTTCCCCTCCATCAGCCTTTTGCCCAATATCTCCTGGGCGCGTTCCGCTGGAGTCCGGGCCGAATACGGGTTTTCCCCCGGGGCGCGCCGGGCCGCCTCCGCGGCGGAGACGTCGTACTTTATCTTTATGTAAGGCAACTTTATGGAATCCGTCCGGACGCCCAGCTTCTTCATCACCACCCCTTCCCTTACGGGGCTGACGTATGGGGCCAACCGGCGCCCGCCCTTCACCACGTCCACCTCTATCTGACGGGTGTCGTGGGTCTGCTCGTTCGGGAAGAAGGTGTCCTTTAGAAAGTTTAGCGCCGGCGGCAACCGCTCGATGGCCGCGATCATGGTCCTGGGCTCGAATATATCGGTCATTTTGCTCTCCTACGCTCCGATGGTTTTTACGATGACGCCCAAGAGCCTTAAGGCGTCCTTGAGCGAGGCGGTGTAACCGATGATGGCGGCTCCGCTGAACCGCCCGGCGAAATACGCCGCGGCGGGTTTGTCGGAGGATGTGGCGTCCACATCCTCGGCCAGGATGGCGGAGGGATACTGGCTCCCGTCCACGTTGGCCGCGTTATACCCGCGGTACTTGCCGGATCCGGCGGCCACGGCGATGGTGAAGGAGTCGCCCACGATGAAGTCCGCGGAGCCATCGTTGATGGTCACGTTCAGATGGGCGTTGGTGAAAGGCGTCCCCACAGTGGCCAGCGCGTCCAGGGCGTAACCGTCCGGGTCGATCACCTTGAACGTCCCGCCATTGGCGGCCGCGGTAATACACTTGAGGGTGTAGGTCCCCAGCCGCGCTTTGCCGCCAAGGGATACGCCGGTGACGGTCCCGTTGCCGGTGTTTGTCCCCGCTCCGGGCGTTCCGGCGGCGTGGCTGATCTTCCCCAGCAGTTGGCCGCGCGAAACGGCCCCCTCGCCGGAGAGGATGGTGACGGCGTCCGTCACCTGGCCTTCCCCAGCCAAAAGGCCGTCGGGCGTTAGCGATTGCGTGGTTCTTTGCATGTCCATTTTTGTTTATCCTCTTTTTATTTTCGTTTAACGGCCGCTTCGGCGATTTTCCGGCCAAGCTCCGCGTGAGGGCCTTCGGCGGCCGGCGCCGCGGCGGAGCGCTCGCCAAAATCCACCACCGCGGGAAGTTTTCCCAGAAAATCCTTGAAAGCGGCGGTCATGGTTTTTTTTACCATCGAGCCCCCCTCGGCAAACTCCACCGTCCCCCGCGCCGGCAGGCCGGCCAGAAAGGAGATCAGGAATTCCCTGTCCCGGGGGAGCGCCCTGCCGTCGCGGAGTAGCCCCTCCACGAAAGCGCCACTTTCCACCAGCGATACCCGCTCATTGAAGCTGGCGGACGCCGCCGCCAGGGCGGCCTCACGCTGGATCAGGTCCGGCTCCATGGGGGCCCCAACGGCTTTATCGCCGGGTGGAGGGGTTTGGGCGGCCGTGGCCGCGTCCGGTTGCGGCGTGGTGACCAGCGCGGTCACCTCATCCCGCGGGAGCGCCGTATCCGCCGCCATTTGGCCGAACTTTTCGGCGAGAAGCGACCGAAGCCCGCCCAGCAATCCGGCGACCCTGATCCATGGGGCGTCCTGAGCCGTAAACTCCACCACCCCCTCCCCCGCCGCGGCGAAGGCCACGGGCCGCAGGCCCTTTACCGCCGGGGCGGCGGCCCCCAAAAAACCGACGTGGCGCAGATACCAGAATCCCGGTTTGGGGTTTTCCGGGGAGTGGGGTGTATAAAACGAGGCGGAGATTTTTTTGTAACGGCCGGCCCGGACGATCTCCGCGAAGGCCGGGTCCACCTGGGTAAGCTCGGCGAACAAAGCGCCGGCCCGCGCCGTGAGCCCCTTCACCCAACCATAGGCCGGGGCGTCGGTGGCGGGGTGGCCCACCACCACGGGGGCCTCGGATACCGCCGGATCGTACGCCTCGGCGGAGGCGGCCAGGTCCGCCTCCGGCACGTTCACCGCGGCGCCGTTTTGGGCGGTTTGCCTGCCCGCCCTGAAAATTTCGATAACGCTCATCTTTGGATAAAACCTCTTAAATTAAGGTTCCACCACGCCGGCCATTCCGGCGCGTGTTGGGGGGCATTATCGGAAATATATGGGTGGGGGTATTGGCGATTTTATCCGGATCGGATTTTTATCCGGCGGAAGACGGGATTAAACCCCTTGGAAGGAAAATGTATGGCCGATTAACCGGCCACCGCCCGGGGGTGGGCGCCCAGATGGGGAGGGAGCCGGCCCGGGCTTACCGCCGCGCTCATGGTTTCCAGCGCGGCGGGGGATGTAACCGGGGGATTAATCCCGGTACATCAAGCCTTTGCGGTAAGTCTCCCGCACCGCCACGTTGGCGGTGGTAATCTGTGTGGCGAACATATGGAACTGCTTCGAGAACGGGATGTATAGTATGAACGCGAAGGAGAGCGCCACGTGGACCGACCAAGCCAGCGGATAAAACAGCTTCATGGCGGACGCGCTCTTGAAAAAGATCGCGTTGATCAGCAAGCCGCTGACACGCCCCACCGGAGACCAATGGGGGGGGAAATTCTGGATCGCAAGCCGCGTCCCCTCCACCGCATAGGCGGAGACCACCACCAGTAACAGAAGGATCATGATTATCGCGTCCTCCAGGTTCCCCACGATGCGTTCCGGCGGGAAGACGAACCGCCGCAACAGGAAGAATGTCACCGCCACGAAAAGGATGAGCCCGGCCACGTCCAACACGAGGGAGAAGAGCTTCCAGACATGGCCATGGAGGATGGCGCCGTAGAAGAAATCGTAATCCAACGCCACGGTGGCCGTCCCCAAAACCAGTAGGTAGAATGACCACATGGTAAGGTTTAGCGCCCATTGGCGGATGGAACTGCGGGAGCCCACCCGGTATGCGAACAGGCACTCCGGCGAAAGAAGCTTCTGGATGGACATGATCATGATCTTGAACGGCGTGGCGCCCACCAGCTCGGGGGCGTCCTCGTCATCGGCGCCGGAGAGCCATATCTTGATTTTCATGTGGCTTGCGATGATAAACACGGCGATCACCGCCCCGGCGGCCAGGTAGAAACCGGTGTGCATGAACCGGGGGAGCCCTATGAAGACCTCCCGGCAAAGCCCGTCCGGGCATCCATGATTTTCCCAAAGCGTATCCAACAT